ATGGACTTACCACCCCATCGGGGCTGCCTATTTTATACCATTCTTTCTAGAAAGGGGTTGTTCTCCCCGAAACCCTGTCCATTATCGTCCACACGTCGCGGCAATGAGACTCAAACTGACCAATAAAAACTACGCTACACCGTAATCAACACACATGATGCGCGCAAATGCGTCGGACACTATAGCATCCCCTAAACGCAGCGACAAGATGGCATTAATCAACGGAGCGCAATCCTCTTCACTCAAACCATACCTAAAAGTCATATACTCCCACCCGACCACATACTCAGACACATCAGACATGGTACCACACTCGTGGTAAAACACGCTGTTGGGCTGTATAACATGGCCACTAAACAAAAACCGCTTACGCAAAGCAGCTAATATCGGGGTATTGGGCTCATTCTTATAACCAGCCACAATTGCGCCGCAAAAACGTTCCATGCGAGTTGTCATAGACATCTGCTGGAACTCCCAAGCGGACACGCCTAACTGCACTGGCGTCAAATCGCCCGTATAACCCCCTAATCCTCGTAATATACACCCCTGGTTGATCACTGAGATAAAAACCCCATTTAAAACATAAGGCGACCTCTTCAAAAACTGCATGCGCTCTAACTGCAACTCAGTGTCTTCAATAGTCACAACATGGCCAATGAAAGCAGCACCTCGAATAATCGAGGCCCTAAACTCACAACCATGAACAACATGAGAGAACACAGATAACGCAATCAAAAAGCTACCAACATGATTCAATATGGTCGTCCATGAACTACCCGAACCTTGGAATAAAGCATGGAATTTTAACTTAAACCAAGCATCAAAGTCGGAAGGGTTCTTCACAAACATGGGGGCATCTAACTGGCGCAGAATAGCCAACACGGCATCCTTGCCAAAATGCTCACAAAGCAGCGATGTCACCAAAAACGCCGGAGCGTCCTGGGAACTATCATTACTACTAATGTCAACATTATATAAATGTGCTTCACCACCAATGTTCGCGGCGTAAACTGAATCATCACTAAAGATAAGCACCATCATATGACCAACGGTCGACGTCGTCAACCACAACTGTTCAAAAGCTTTAACTACACTGTCAGTCCGGACTACACCCAAAATGACCACCTGTAGAGTAAGACCACAACTAGACGTAAAATAATGCGAACCGTCAATGGCTTTCTTGCCAAACTCCGCTAAATGTGGAGCGGCAATAACACCTTCAGCGGTCCCTACATACAATCTTGCTGCCTTCTTATACTTTGCGAACTCGTCTTTAACTTTTACATCAACCTTCCGAATAATCGGATCATCATCGACGTGCACAACCTGGCCATTCACGTAACGGCGCCGTTCTTCACGTTTCAACGAAGGCAAGTCAGCCAACAACGGTCGGTAAACGGTGGCTCCTACATAAGAAGCCAACGTCCGCCAAGCCGAATGATAAATCCAACTTGTATTTGTCTGACATATGTCAGAAAAACGCTGAACAGCACTCACGTCACATGATGACAAAAAGATCACTAGCATTGGCAACAATGTGCCCCAAATCGTCTGAAACCAATCCCATTGAGATAAATCTACACGGCGGTTCGGAACAACACGCTTGCCTAACACCAGTGCCCAGACTGAATCCAACCAATCCAAATCGTACCTATGAATGCCCTCCAATGTCAACCTCTCTTGCGTGCTACGAATAGCAACAAACAAGTGATAACCGAACCAAATAGCTCCACGGCGATAACTGGACTCCTCTGGGCGCTCTTTTAGCAACCGAGACAAACCACCATTCAAAGACATTCCAGAATTAGACAACCTCCTGAAATTCTTATCTGGGTCAGGATGCAGAAACCGGAAAAACCAATTCCGAGCCATCAAATTGCGAGGTTCAACCACGACAAACTGTGGCACACCCTCCGCAGTGTACTCAACACCGCTAGACGATACACCAACAATATCAAAATCGTGGCGAACACCACACCACTCAAATCGCTCGGTTGCTGGTGGTTCCGCCCACACCTGCCCATAATTCACAGACCCCCCAACCCCAAGGGAAACAACCGTGCCAAATTCATCCCAGCCAATGGCTGAACCATTATTCGTGGTTATCTGCCTAAACAGACGGGAATCTAGCACCTTATGTCTTTCTGCTGCCGTAGCATGCAAAAACGCCTGGATGGTGTCGCTCATCATCACACCTACCACATAACCATCAGCCCTGGCTAAAGCCATAGCCGAATTTGCAACATGTTCGGTCAGGGTGACCCCCCTCAGACGCGTGGATAACATCTTGAAAAGGGGCCAAAACACCATATAAGTGGTACGTGGCCACGATATGGGGGGGTTCGTAGCAGAAACAAACGCGGCTTCAATGACTAAAGGTGATGATGCCGGTAATGCCGGCGTCAACCTCTTATTCTTATCATTAATGCTCGAAATTTCTGCCCACCCTAGACCAAAATTTTTGCAAAGAAACGGCTCCTCACATGGGCGAACCTCAAACCCACCAGGTGGTTTGTCGAACCGAGATGCTCCATCAGTGTACCATCCACCTTCTGTTGGATTGCGAATGAACACAAACGTGATACTCTCCTGCTGTTCAACGACAACTGGGTCAAATTGTGCGGTGTCAGGATTGGGTTGTTTATTTTTATTTTTAGTTTTGTTTTTCCCCACTCCTGGCTCCACACCCTCTAATTGACTTAATCCAGCGTCCAAACCACTCAAGCTAGTCTGACGATCTCCCACCTGGGAAACCGGGGGCATGCGCTTATCATCTCTGACACCGCCACCACGCCCACGACCGGGCACATCATCTGACCCGGTCCACTCGCCATTACTACCAGATAACTGGCTCACTACAACAAACACACAAACAACACACAACCTTACTATCGAGTAACAATACAGAATCAGCGATATAAACGCGTCATCCCTGTATTGCCTCAAAAATCAGATGGTGTTGGCGTATCCATTGCCCAGATTAACAATGACCACATCACATGAATTGGCGGAAGCTCCGTTAGTAAAGTTAACGGTAATCGTCACGTTGGAACCTGTCGCCCCGGTCACAACAACAGACTGTTGCACACCAGAGCGCAGCACACCAGCTGTCGCCAACGAAGCATTGTTGCTAAAATTGGCAATACCAGCTGATCCACCTCCACCATACCATGTAAAATCACCAAGACCGGTGCCCAAAGTCAATGTCGTATACGTGTTCACAGCCTGAACAGCGTAAAAATTAACATTAATCAAATAAACATCCCCTTGGTTAACATCAATCAACGTAAACAAGTTGCCTGATTGAGTGACATTACTAAGAGTGCCGATCATGGACTTAGCCGTATAATTAGGCAAAGTAGTCGCACCACCCGCAATTGGGGAACCATACCAATGATACAAACCATAGCGAGCAGGACAAATTCGGGGCCTCATCAACTCGATGTCATAGGACACCCACAACTCGCCAATAACACTACTAGCACTAAATGTGCTAGCAGGTGCAGTGGCAATTTGAAACGATCCTACATCATATGCAGACAATGGGGAGGTAGCAGAATATCTAACAAAATACATATTTTGTAGAAACTCTGAACACTCCACCCCATACATCGCACACTTATCAAAGCGCATCGACACAGCATAATCCGAATTTTCCATTTGAGGTTTGGAATTAAACGGGGTCGTGAGAGGGTTGTACTCCATAGCCATAATGACGGAACCAATGGCACTGTTAGAATTGTATGGGGACGTGGTCGACACAAACTCAAACACCAAACCATGAAACTTGTATTCCTCAAAGTTCTGGGCAATAGATGCCAAATAAGGGAACACCCCAGGTAACCCTGGGTTCACGGGCAAGCTCAAATTATTGAAAGCTCCAGCAGTTGGGCCCGTCAAAACATCCTGAATAAACTCACGGTGACGCACCCTAACTGACGAATTAGTGGATGCGAAACTCGCATTCGCATCAGCACTAACGCGCGTGCCTGTACCCCGCATCAAAGCGTTCACAGCTACTTCATTATTAACGGTGTAATCCCCACCCCCCAATATCCTCGACATCTTGGCACCCAAAGCATTGCCCAACTGTTTTCCAGCTAGGCCCATGCCAAATTTGGAACCAACGACACCCCCAGCAGCACCACCACCGGCAATGAGAGCACTCTTAACGGCGCTCTTTGCCACATCCTTCACAGACTTGGCGAACGCCGACAAATCATACTCACCAGCTCCACTAATGCGCGTGCCAACCGGCATACCACGGGCCTTAGCTCGCATTGCCGCACTTTTCGGTCGTTTATTTTTGGGAGTCGACTCTTCTCCGATAGGTACACTTCCAGCGGTACCACGCATCATTCTCGCTGTAAAAATAGCGACCCATCTTAATTTTCTCGGGAGTACTACACTCCAAAGCCGCTGGGGAAGTCGGGTCAGACTAACCCCCCGTATTAGCGCAGTTTAACTCAAACCGTGCACCGAACCAACCTATTGGCCAATCCGTACAAACGCCACATGCCCCCATATCTCAAAGGGACTCAGAACCAAGTGAGTGGTTGACCTCTCGAACTGCCCGGCAGTACGTCCAAAAGGCTCCTTTACCACAGGGCCAACTGGGAATTGGCTGCCGTGGTGGTGGGAGCAGAGCTGCCTTATATTTTGCTCCCACCGACAAGGGGACTAATCCCCCCCGGAATCTACTGCCGCAACAACTAAACTGTAACACACCCATACCAGCCCTCGCGCTGGGGTAGGATGTTCAATCAACGCCTATATTTGCAAGTGGCAAGATTTCCATTGGTAAAAATAACCAACCCGGGATCTTAACCCACGGCCATGCATAAGGAGCATCATAATTGTCACTCGTCATCCTTGCCTAAAGCAATAGTTCCTGGTGACTCCATTTAGATCACCCAACTCTTTTTCTACAAAAAGAGCCTATGTAAACAGCCCACACGCCGCAAAACACGCCAAAAAATGGAACTACACATGTGTG